GTAAATAATTGTTCTTCTATTCTCAAGCGCGCCCTCAAAATCATCACTAAAGTTTACGCCTTGTATAGTTATGGGAACATCTTCAACAATATCTGCATGTGTATCAGTAAATGGTTTAATACTAATTGTATACTGTGGATTAAAATATGGGAGTATTTGTTCTACAACCTGCAAAGCATCATCTTGGTTCTTTGCAAATATATTTAATTGAAATGTAATTTGATATGGGCTTGGAGAAAAGAATTTATCACGAGTTGTATTAGTAACACCTTTATGATAATTATTTAATTTTGGAAGCTTTCTTTCTGGGTCATATCCAATACTTGTAATCTCAAAAGACATTCTAGGAAGCTTTAAAGCAATCTGTGAATTGGTTCTTAAATCTGGATTTGTTCTAATTCTCTCAAGATATTTTTCTCTTGGTGCATACGCTAAAGGTACTTTAATTTGACTAATAGATTTACCAGTCTTATCTTTACGAATAACATAGATGTCATTAAAAAGAGTACCAAATAAAGCAACCGATTTTCTAATTCTTTGATGATAAAAATATGTAAACATTATAAATCCTCTGGGTCGCCGAATGGGTTATTCTCAGAGAAATCTAAGAAGTCCAAATCAAATGAGTTTTCTGCAGTATCAAATATATCATTTTGAGCAAAGCTACTGTCTCCATATACATTCTCGTCAATTGTTGTGAGTGTTCTATATACTGTAGTTGCAGAATCTCCAATATATGCAAGAGCACCAGATATATTTCTTTGTCTGGTATTCTGTACAACTCCGGGTACAAACATTCCGTATGTACCATCACTTGTACTTATATGAGATACAACTATATAATTCTGAGACTGATTATATTCAAGAACTTCAGCAGTAATTACCTTTCCTCCAGCCAAGGTCTGCTGTACAAATTCACCTTCCATAAAGTCATATGAAATATTTGAGTTAATACTATCAATACCTTGATTCATAAGTAATTTAAGATTATAACCAGACTTTTCTATATCATCAATTGCATCAATACTTGTGTTAAGTCTCTCATCACTATAAGTAAATAACTCACATCTAAGTTTAAATGTTGGAAGATTACTTAGTTGATAGAAAGGTTGTTCGTGTTCAACATGCATAATTTCAAATAATTTATTAGTCAGAGTAAGATAAATTAAATCACCTTCTCTTGGTCTAATACTTTCTATTTCATTATTCATCTGACCGACCACATTGGCCCATCTTTTTCTTGAAACTATGAATGTTGCCGCATCTCTTATTTCAACACCAAACTTTGTAAATAGGTCGCCTTCCCCATCAAAGCCTTCGGTATTTTCTATATACATTTCTATCTTATGAGCAGAAGAAAATTTAGATGGTACATCTTCTCCAAATATAGTATTTTCATTTACTATCTCTCGAGGCAGATAATAAACATCTTGACCATATATTTTTAGACTCTCTATGATTATATCTTCATAGAGATTTTGTTCGTTTTTGGCTCTTTGATTAAAATAATGATTTAAAGCCATTTATTATCCTACAAAAAAGTCTGCTGGCATTTCGTGCTCAAGACGCATATTCTCTTCAAGCTTTTCAATATCTTGCATTGCATCTTCAAAGATTTGTCTACCATTTAGCATTACGCCACCTGGTAGTTGCATACCCTCAAATTTTATAAGATTGGCTCCCCACTGTCTCTTAATAAGAGCAGTAGTATATGCCTTTACAAATTTATCATTATATACACTTGTGTGTGTATCTGGATCAATTAATTGGTAAACTTCAGCTACAATATAATCACCAGCTTTTATATCATTGTCCTTAAAGTCGCCGAAAATATAAAGTCTATGTTGATGTCTTGAAAACTGAACCTGAGGTAAACCATTTAATTTCATATCAATTAAAGTTAAATATTGCTGTAGTTGAGTATAATATGCAAGATCGCCTGCAAAGTTCTGTAAATCAGTAATGTCATTAAGCATCATTTGATACTTAACACTGAACATATCAATACTATTATTACTTGAACTTGATACTGGAAAAAGTTTAGAAACAATATCTATGTTATTAGGCATTGTGATGTATTCGTTAGTTACATCATCTGCTGTTATGAGATGTTTAAAGTAAGTGCGAAGAGTGGCATCAGAATGGAATTCTTGAAAAAATTCAAGAGCTTCATCTATTCTATCTTCTACTTGATCTGGATCTACATTGATGTCGATAACCGGAGCGCCAAGTCTTCTTAAACAATACTCTGATAATTCATCTCTTGAGGTAACTACAGCCATTATAACTTTCCTATAAAATAGTATTTGCTACTATTTATATAAAAAATTATTAGAAAAACTAAAAAGTTATAGAAGCAGAACCTGCAGTTTTAAACCAATATTCTTTATAACCACCGCTTGTCGTAATAGTCGGACTTCCTGTTGTAGCTGCTGGAGTAAAACTGTCAGCAAATCTTATAACAACCCCACCTGATCCACCAGCGCCTCCTATAGTACTTGTAGTTGAAGATCGAACTCCTCCACCTCCAGCTCCTAATCCATCAGTACCATCTTCACCGTTATCATTAGAAGAACCACCATAAACTCCAGTGCCACCACCACCAGCGCCACCTACATAAGTAGCGCCAGACGAATTAGTACCGCCTCCGCCTCCGCCCCCATAATATGTATTATTTTCTGTCCAAAGGTATCCGTCTCCGCCTATTCCGTTAGTAGTAGGACCGCCATTATTTCCACCAGCACCACCACCGCCGCCACCAGCAGCACCGTTACTACCAGGACTACCTCCTCCATCGCCGGCTCCATTAGCTCCAGTTCCGCCAACAGCACCACTTCTTCCTCCAGCACCGCCACCACCTCCACCAGGATTATCATTCATATATGAAGCTGAGTTTCCATCATAAGTATTCCCGCCTTGCCCACCATAACCTGTTAATCCAAAACCAGTAGTATTTCCTCCATTTAAACCTTGACCTCTACGTATCCTAACCACATTAGCTTCATAATTTCCGGCGCCGCCTCCAGATCCAATAGTAAAATTATATGTTGATCCAGGAGTAATAAGTTGAGAACCAGTAGCAACGGAACCACTACCACCACCACCCCCGTGTCTGTCTCCTCCACCTCCTCCACCACCTACAACCAGATATGCAATTTGAACACCAAAAGATAATGTAAATGAAGACTGATAATCAAGTATATTAATGCCATCACTTACTCTAAAATTTATTGTACCAGTGCCACCATCTGGGGCTTGAGCTTCTGTTTTAGGTGTAATGGTAAATATTGATGAATCTTGTAAAATAGTAGCAATACTATCCATTGATCCACCTGTAATATAAGAATATGAAATAGGCAGTCCTTCTGGATCTGAAGCTGACAATTGTATTGATGTTGATGTTGGTGGTGTATCAGTATTTAAAATATAGTTGACATTTGGTTGTGAGTTCCATGTAGGAGTGGTATTAATCAAGGCAATATTGTACCAGCCGATTCCATTCCACATGTAAAGTCTATTGTTTTCTTGAACAAAAACCTGATCACCAACTTTATTTCCAATATCCGGAAGATCATTAATAGAACTGACTGAAGATTTTTGATTATCAAATTTAGGTAAATCGGATGTAATTGTGGATAGCACACCTGATTTACTAAAAGCTTTTGTTATAAATCTTGCTCTACTGGTCATCTTTAACCTTTTAATGGTGCTGATGGTGGCGTAAAGGTTTGACTGTATCTTGCTAAACCTTTAGTGATACGTAAATCTTGAATGTAACCTTCCGAGGGAAGTGTTCCGTCATTTCTTTGACCAATCCTCATAGAACCGGAAGAATTTGCCCCTACAGTATAATTTGTTAAATTCGAACCTAAAAGTACACCATTGAAAAAACCATATATACCTGAGCCGTTATTTACGATCGCATAGTGATTCCAAACGTTAAAGCTTAAACTGTTGGTGGCAAAATAACTTGTGCTAGTGTTTCGGGCTATGTGGATGAAATGATTGTTATCATAATCTATTGTCCAGCCACTACCATTATACCAATTACTTAAAATAGTACCTCTTGGTGTTGTCGAGACGAGCCGCCCCCACCACTCAATTGTGGCAACGGTGCCGCTTTCCAGAAATTCATCAAAAGTTTCGTTTAAAGTAATATAATCCCCCGTTCCATCAAAATACATAGATTTAGAATCAGTAAATTTAACTTGAGTAGTGGAGCCAGTAGTATTACCAAACATCTTTAAATTAGAACTTTGAGATTTATCTATGATCGAAGCGTCTGTGCCTTTGATATGCAATAAAGAGTTAGTAGAGCTTAAAGGTTCTGTAGGAGGATTTCTATCTGAAACAGATGAAGGTAAAATTCTAAGATCTGACAAATACCCTGGAATACAATTATTACTAGAAGCAGCATTGTCTCCAGATGTCATAATTTTAAATCCAGTATCTAAGGTTCCATCTACCCAAGAAGTATTACTTGCTTCTAAATTCCCATTTACATATATGTCAACAGTAGTACCGTTTCTAACAACTGATACAAAACTCCATTGATTTAGGGGAATAGCAGACGTGTCACCAGAATTTTGCTCGCGAGTAAAGTAGAACCTTAATGCTCCAGTATTTTGAATATATCTAAGATCAAAGCCGCCCAGAACTCCTGACGTTCTGGTTGATATTATAGATGAGTTACTTGCCGTTCTTGCTGTAGGATATATCCAAGCTTCAATAGTAAAGTTTGAAGTTTGAGTTAAATCGCTAAAGGTTGTATTTTCTAAATAGTCAAGATTACCATCAAAATAAACAGAACCACCGTGATTTGTTGCTGAGTATTCATCGTAATCATAGGGTGAGAATGGCTTTGTCGATGGGGTTCCACTTATTATAACCGGGTTATTGAAAGTTGAACCGTCTGCTAGGTAAGGTAGGTGGCAGGTAAGCAGTGAAGTATTTGCAATTGCTTCTAAGCGGTTTGTGGGTAATGAATTAGTAAATTCAGCCGTATAGATTGCACTCTTAACCGCTCTAACATCTGTAATATACCCTTTCCATACTTCAGAACCTGCAGATTGGTAACTACCTATTCTTATTCTAGCAGTTGATGCTGAAAAGTTTGTAGTTTCTTGAAAAGATAGTATTTCAGCGCCGTTTAAATACACTTTAGTTTGATTTGCACCAGTTCCAAAGCGAACTAGAGCAACATGATTCCATTGACCAATTGGAAATTGGACAGTTGAGGTTTGTTGATTACTGCCGGCACCGCGGAAATATCTAACTAGACCTGTATCATTTACACGAATCATTGGTCCGTTTTCATCACGCTGCGAAAAAATAATTCTTGTTGAACCAGATTCTTCTAAATACGCCCAGGCTTCTATTGTAAAATTACCTGTGCCCCAGTTATAATCATTATTTTCATACTTTAACATATCCCCAGTGCCATCAAAGTAAGTAGAATAACCGCCACTGTGATATGGGCTAAATGTACCAGCATAAGTATCGCCATTTACTGTAATGCTATGGCTATTAGATGAGCTATCAGTGATGTTATTGTTATCGGAAGTACCAGTTGCTGTCACTAACAGAGTAGTATATCTACTATTTTCTATAGTAGAAATAAAATTAAGAGTAAAACTAGAAAATGCTGGTAAGATATTTACACCATCTGATGCTCTAAATGTAATAGAACCAGTACCACCATCCGGAGCTTGAGCTTCTGTTTTTGGAGTAATTGTGAATACAGACGAATCTTGTGAAACTGTTGCTATACTATCCATAGAACCACCGGTTACATAAGAATAATTAATAGGAATGCCTTCAGGATCCGAAGCTGCCAGAGTAACAGTGGTTGCTGTTTGCGGACTATCTGCATCTAATTCATATAAAGCTGCTGGTTGACCATTAGGATCCCATGTAGGAGTTGTATTAATTAAGGCAATATTATACCAGCCGGACCCGTTCCAAATATAAAGTCTATTAGTATTTTCAATAAAAAGTTGATCACCAATATCATTACCCGATGTTGGTAAATTGTCAACTGAAGTAATTTGTTCAAGTCCTGTATCGACTGAGGGAGCCGAATCTACAACTGTAGATAAGACTCCCGTTTTACTAAAAGCTTGTGCTATAAGGACTGACTTTGATGGCATTCCTATTCCCTTTTAATTTCTTTTAGCATGACATTACATATTTCTATTGCTCTGTCATAGCCATTCCTAAATCTGTTTTTACGATTACCGTATCGTTTAAACCACTCTAAGCTATTTATAACTCCATGACGTTTATCCTCAGCAATATCAAAACTTCTTGCTAAGTCTTCATATTCAGATCGTAGTCTTAATAGTTCAGCCAGTGATATACTCATACAGATCGCTCCAGTTTTTCATTAAAGGGAATTGTTTATTATCCATATTGTGACCATGCTCAATTAGGATACTTTCTAATCCAAGCCGATCTCCAAGTTCGGCATTTTCTGTTTTATCTTCTAACCAAAGATAACCACTATCTTTGTAGGGTTCTAGTACATCATCTTTATCTGCACCAGTATCTGCAAAAGAGAAACTAGTGAAAGCGGTTTCTCCAAATAACTTTTTAGTATTTTCAATCCGAAGAGCTTGAGCTGAAGGATCTAATGATAAAGAAGTAACCATATGAAAAACATAACCATGTTTCCGATGGAGCAAATCTACATAATACATTGCATCACGTAATGGTGGCAAAAAGCCAATAGCTGCAGACTCATTAAAAGTTTGAACAACTAATTTTTTAGTCTGGCTATCTAAACCATAACGTTGACCCATATCATAGGCATGTTCATTTTCTGGAGAGATATTATAACCTTTGTGTTTCATCCAAAGATTAAAAGCAAACTCCCAGTTCATAAGAACACCGTCGCAGTCGGTTAAGATTATTTTATTCATATTGTCAATCATATTTATTCCTTTTTATTATAGTTACAACATAACATATTTTTAATGATTTGTAAACCCCTAAAATGCATACCTATACTCATTATCTTTTCCATATCCAAAAGTATTAGGCTGCTCTCGCAGCCCTAGCACTTTCTAATCTTTCATATGTTTTGAGCCATTGCTCTGGAGATTTAATATGATTACTAATCGTTACTTTAAGTTTACGAGCTTTAAATTGGCTCTTTAATTCCTGAGCTTGTTCTCTGCCTAAGAAGCGTGATACAAGCTTTAGTAAACAAATACGGAATCCAACATCATGGTGCATGTATCCTGCACTATGTGCTAATTCGTGAAGTATGACATACTCATTCATACCTGTAGTATTAAGACGAATTTTATATCCGTGAGACATGCCAGCAAATCTATGGCCACCAAGAGTCTCTACTGAAACATTTCTGCGATGTTCGTGCCTAGATTCTTTTACTAGTTTTTTCCAAGTAGCTGAATTAGTTATTTTATTAGTATATTTTTGGCAATCTTTAATTGTATCAAATTGCTTACCGTAACCAAACTTTTTATGGTAAGCAAATTCTGCACTATAAGTTTTTGATCTTTGAGAATCAGATCCAAGCGTAATTCTTTTATTACGAATTACTGATTTCTTTTTACTTTCATACTTTAGATAAGCAGCAATAGCTTCACGATTCCAGTCTTTTGCTTTAAGATTGTGGAATAGTTCTCTTTGGTCTGAAGTAATTACGATTTGCATTATAGATCCTCTTTCTTTCTACTCTTACAACATAGCATATTTTATGTGTAATGTAAAGAAAAAAGAATCTAATAAAAAGAATAACTTATGATTTTTATGATTTGTATATATCTGTTAAATGTGTTTCAAAGGCTTCTACCTTTGCTAACCGATTCGGCCAGAGAATATATTCCTTCTCTGGATTAGCCTTAAGATTATTTAAAAGAGGAATAACAGCATTATAAAGTTTATCAAGTTTATCCTGTGTTGTAGTGGCCACTTGTTCTGCACTACTAGCCAAAGCTTGTGTTTGCTGTACCGCCTGAAGTTCATCTTCATCTACGGCAGTAAAACCAAAATCAAATATATCACTCATCTTTTTCTTCCTTTAACATTCGACCCATATATTCGTGGTATCTTTCTTGAACAGGCTTTTCTATATTGACCGCTTCGTAAGAAGGGTAACCTTTTTCATAAACCGGTGAGGGTGCAATACTATTTATATCGCCCCACCAGTTTTTTGGCTGCACGTGTTCTCTTTGATAAGCTTCAATTTGTTTCATTATATATTCCGTTACTGTATATGATGGTTTTCCACAAAGATCATCTATTCGATGTCTTTGAATTAATAACTGTAAATCTTTTTTAAATGCATATGATGGTTGAGTCATTTAGGGTCCTTTATAAGTAATCTTTTTTCCATCTGTTCTTTAAAATCAATCACTTGTTCTTCTTCAATAATATTAATAATAGTATTTGTTAAATTTATATCCTGTCGAAGATAACCCATCTTTACTTCAAGTTCTTCCAATTTCTTTTGATAGTATGCTAACTCTTGTTCTTTACGAACTTTAGTTTCAAGAATATCTTTTAGAAAAATTAGTTTTGGCGATCTTATATTATCCTCTTCCATGAGCAACTCCATCAGCACCGTAACTTGCAGCAAAGCCATGCGGTTTTAATTTTGGCTCGATACCAGTCATACCTAGAACATAACCAGCTGCCTCATTTACTGCACAATAGGATCCATGTTTAGGATCAGTATTAACATCTAAATGTATCTCGACATCAAACTCATCAATAAATGGTATTATATGCAAATATAATTCGCATACTTTCTTTGCTTCATTTATCATTCTCATTTTCGGTCGATCTTTTTTTAGATCATAGTCTCTTTCATAAGATACCTCTGAGAAAATTCTACATCCGTTATTACCATTCTTGTGAACAATCATTACAGTAGCATAACGAGCACAGGGTTTATTATTTTTAAAGTATCTTACTGAATCACACCCGAAGTAAATTTTTGTTTCTGGTGTTAGAGTAATAAGTAAGTCAACAATTTCTTCAATTTTTTTCTGACTAAACATTTACATGGGCTTTTAGTTCTAATTCCATTTTAACCAAAATTGCTTCATCATCTACGATTAGAACCACAAATGTATCTGCACTTTGGATACCTAAATCTTTAGGCGATAGATTTGTCTTCAGTCGAATATGACCATCATTATCTACAGAAAAACTATTCTGTGTATTTGAATTTCTCATAATATAATCTTTCTAATTTACATTCCGACATCAACCATTACGGTCTGACCAACATAGTGTTTTTCGTTACTATAAAAATAGCCACGTTGATTTCCATATTTCCAGTGAACAATCTGAGTTTGCACTTGTTGATTTATTGGTTGATAAACAGTATTACAAACTTGTTGAGACTTATAACCAATTATTTTTTGTTTCTGTGCACCAGGTGTTGTACTACCAAGCAAGCCTCCAACTATCATTCCAGGCAAAATACCAGAGTCACTGCCTCTAGATGTCCCACCAATTAAGCCACCAATAATAGCACCAGCAAGAACATTATTATTCACACCTGTGGCATGTTGATTATGAACAGTACCATATACTGGTACTTGTTGCATCGAACACTCTTGTACAGGTTCTTGAGTTTGCTGCTGAACATTAACATTTTCTATATACCAAACTTCAGCACCCTTTGTAGCAGCTAAAGCTGCAGATGCAGTCATAGCTAATACCATTGCAGTTAAAGTTTTTTTCATTTTTTTCTCCATTAGATTTTACTATTCTAATATATTTTTTAGGAAAAGTAAACCCCTAATTTACTTTTTTTCTTCTAATTGCTATTGCTTTTTTAGGATTAAATTCCGCATAGCTTACAGTATTATCTTGATTTCCACCTAGTATAACCCATCTTGTTCTATTTTCATACTGAACTTCTTTTATAAAGAATCCGACATGACCTTGCCATAATTCACCGCCTCTTGGAAATATTACAATATCTCCTTTTATGGGCTTATCTAAAACTTCTTCACCCCAAGTTAAAAATGATCTAGCCATAAGAGGATAATTACTTACTGATTCAGAACCAGGTATATCTTGTATATCAAGTACAAAGTTTACAAATGCTGCACACCATTCAGTATGAACGGGATCCACTCCTACTAATTCTTTTAATTGTTTTCTGTTTTTATATTCGTCTAAACCGATATATTGTTCAGCCGGTTTGGATATATCTAAAGTTTCTTCTATAGGTTGACACGCTATAAGAAAACTTAAACAGAAAACGCTTACTGCATTTTTTCTAAACATGGCATATAAGAACCCATTGGATGATCACCAATGTTGTCTATCTTGCCTTTCTTTAAGCCCATCCACATGCCCATTAATCTATCTTTTACTCGTCTCCAGCCTGTGGCTTTACTATAATCTCCATGTCTATTAAAATAGTGCATAGTGCCGTGATGTCTATAGCCCATAATCCAAAGAGGAACACGAGTAACTACATCATTATTATTTACGAATCTGTGATGAGTCATTCCTAGACTCTTAACATATTTTTTCCAACCAACTCTTGGTGAGCCATATGTATAAACTTCAACTGGATCTGCAAGCTTCTCATCATGAAATGCTCTACTAGCCATAATAGTTGTCATTGCAGCACCTAAACTATGCCCGCAGAACCATAGCTTTTTTCTTACATTTACTTTAACTTCAAGATGTGGTTTAATCATTGGCCACAGATCATCAACTTCGGCTTTAAATCCTTGATGTACTCTGCTTATAGTTTCTGCCATAACAGGAATTGCTTTTAAGTCTGCTTTTACATCATTCCATTGAGTTGGTTCAGTGCCTCTACAAGCAATAACAATATCATATTTGCTCATAAATCTATATGCTTGTGCACCATCTCTATCATAAAAAGTGGTTTGTGAAAAACCTAATCGTCTAGCAGCTCTTTTTGCATCTTCAAAAGGCAAATATGCTATAGTTGCTAGTCTACCAAATAATAAACTTCTTTCCTTAAATGATAATCTGGATAACATTTTTAGCTCCTATGTTCCTATAGAAAGTATTTATAAAAAATAAAAGTATAAATAACATAAAGCATCATTTTAATAGGACTATGATTATGCAATCATTTAAAGGGTATATTATAGAAATGGCTAGTACTGCACAACAAGGGTTTCAATATGAAATAAATGCGGTAAAGGTTTTAAAACCTATGGGCATTGTACCGAAAAAATTTACTCCGGCTGGTGCTGGTTCTGATATCCCAGATTTAATGATTCAAAGAGCAGGAAAGGAAGCGGGGTGTGAATTAAAAATATCCCCAGGAGCTTCTGGCGGATCTTTAGTAATTAAATATGCAAATGGTAAATGGTATTTCGATGAACCAAAACCAAATGAAGAAGAAAAAATAT